GGAAAGTATTCCTGCTATCACCATTGATGCACAAGGTAGAATTACCGCAGCTTCTAACGTAGCCGTTACCGCAGGGGTCACCACTGGTAAATCAATTGCTATGGCCATTGTATTTGGCGGATAAATATAAATATAAGTAAATCAGAGGTTATCAAATGACAACTCTATCGAATATCATCACACCAACAAATATTGTTACTGCGTCAAGTGTTACCACTTTGACAAACAAGACTATTGGTGTAACCCAGTTAAGTGGTGCTGTCGCTATATCCAATGGCGGAACCGGACAAACTACCGCAACTGCTGCCCTCAACGCCCTAGGGGGCGCATCGACCGGAAAATCTATTGCCATGGCTATAGTGTTTGGCGGTTAATTAATCATTAATGACATCAAGGAAATTTTAAATGGCCATCCCTAATATCGTCAACGTTAGCAGTATCCAGGCAAAAAGCTTTGGTAACACACTAACAACCTCCAATGCTCTGGTACTTGTAAATGGTGCAAGCTCTGGTAACTGTATTAAGATCAATAACATTGTTCTTTCTAACTACAGCAATACCGCAACCACTGCTAACGTGGAATACAACAGAGCGGCTGCCGGCACCGGTACAGCCACTTTCTTAGTATCCCAGGTATCTATTCCTTCTGGCGCCTCGTTAATTGTCACAGACAAGTCCACAGGTTTCTACATGGAAGAAGATACGAGTATTAAAGCAGTTGCGGTTGCAGCAAATTCAATACAAATTTTTGTATCCTTCGAAGTAATCAGCTAATTCTAATATGTCTAAAAGACTTGGTGGATACATATCTACTGCATTTAATGGCCTGAACACTGCACCCCCGACATTGGAATACCTTGTCGTGGCTGGCGGAGGTGCGGGTTTAGGTGCGGCTTCTGGCGGTGGTTGGGCTGGGGGTGGTGGTGGTGGGGGGGGTCTTTTAACAGCCACTGGATTTGCTGTAACTATTGGTTCAAGTATTACTGTAACCATTGGAGCTGGCGGTGCTGGCGTTTCAGATGGAAATGTTACTGCGGCTTCTGGTTCTAATTCAGTTTTAGCGGGAACTTCAACTATTACTTCTATTGGTGGTGGAGGTGCTGGTGGTTGGAATACTTCTACTGGTGCGTCAGGTGGTTCTGGAGGTGGGTCTATTGGCTATGGGATTGTGTCGGGTGGTGCAGGAACATCTGGACAAGGTTTTGCTGGTGGAGGAAATACCGAAGCAGGCTATGGCAGTCTTGGAAATCCATGCGGTGGCGGGGCTGGTAGTGCTGCAATAACAGGTACAACTAGCGTAATGCCAATGCCTGGCACAGGTTTGGCATCTTCAATTACTGGTTCACAGGTGTTTTATGCTGGCGGTGGTCAAGGCGCACCTTTAACCACACAAATAAGTGTTGCAGGTGGTGGTGGTGGTCAACCTAATCCACCATCTACTGCAGTTGCAACATCTGGGTTTGCAAATACGGGCGGAGGTGGTGGTGGAAATCGTAGCTCTCCTACTGTGGGTGGCAATGGCGGCTCTGGAGTGATTGTTCTACGCTACCCATCTTTTTACGCAGCTGCAGCATCTACAACAGGAAACCCTGACACATATATCACTGGCGCCTGGCGCGTCTATCAATTTGTAGCCTCTGGCACAATCACATTCTGAGGTTTTAATGGCAACAGGTAATTTTACTCTCAAACAAGTTAACCAGGCAATTGCCCAGGGTGCATGGTCGGGTTACATCGCCCCTAGATGGGTTGAGTATCTTGTTGTTGCTGGCGGAGGTTCTGGCGGCGGTTTAAACGTTGGCGGTGGCGGCGGTGCTGGGGGATTACTAACAGGCATGGTTTCTGTTGCTGTTGGTACTTCTTATACAGTTACTGTCGGTGCTGGTGGCTCTGCTGTAACTACAGGTGTAGTTGGCAATAATGGTTCGTCTTCTGTATTTGGAAGCATCTCTACAACAGGCGGCGGCGGCGGTGGACACGGAGTTCCTCCAGATAATGACCAAGCTGCTTTGAGTGGCGCAGCGGGTGGCTCTGGAGGCGGCGCTGGCGCGTGTGATACCGGCGTTTCTGGTGTTGGCGGCGCTGCGGTTACTGGGCAAGGAAATATTGGCGGTAATGCTATAACAGCTATTGCATCTGGTGGTGGAGGAGGGGCAGGGACAGTAGGACTTTCAGCGCCTAGTACGACTAAAAGTGGTAGCGGCGGTGCGGGTATTGCATCTTCTATTACCGGAACAGTAACCACTTATGCAGGTGGTGGTGGCGGTGGTGGTAACGGTGCGACTAATGCTGTTTCAGGTGTTGGCGGCGTTGGCGGTGGCGGTACAGGTGGTTTTGGTGCTAATGGTGGCCCTTGGGGTGCTGGTGTATCGGGAACTGCCAATACTGGTGGTGGAGGCGGTGGTCAAGGTGGTTTTAATCCATCTTCCGTATACCCATCAGGCGCAGGCGGTTCAGGCATCGTAGTAGTTAGATACCCAGGTAACGTTCAATTCTTCACCGGTGGTGCAATCACATACGTCAATGGTTATATCGTCCACACATTCTTTGCATCAGGTACATTAGCTCCAACAGCACCAGCAGTTGTTGCAACTGACTATCAGATTTCACGCAGTTTGCGCTTTAATAGCGTAGACTCTCCTTATCTGAATCGTACTCCCGGAAGTGCAGGAAATCGTAGAACATGGACATGGAGTGGTTGGGTCAAACGCACAGCATTTGGTGCTAATGGTACCCTCCTTGCTTGCGGTACTTCTTATTCAGAAACCGGGCAGATGGCTATAACTTTTTCTACCGGTGGCGGAAACGACACAGATTGTTTAAATCTCACAACAGGCGAACAAGTTTTTAGACGATCAACTAATCAATTGCGGGACCCATCTGCTTGGTATCATTTGGTTGTAGCGTTTGATACAACACAATCAAACGCATCAGACAGAGTAAAAATGTATATTAATGCTGTTCAAGTTACATCATTTGTGTTAAGCAATAACCCAGTACAAAATACTGAATACGGTATTAATCAAGCCGCTCTTCATCATATAGGTGGAAATACAGTAACGGCAGATACATATTTAAACGGCTACCTGACCGATGTACATTTCATTGATGGCCAGCAGTTAACCCCATCATCCTTTGGTGCAACCAACACCAACACAGGCGTATGGGGACCGAAAGCTTATACGGGAACGTATGGTACAAATGGCTTCTATCTGAACTTCTCAGACAACAGCAACACCACAGCAGCTACATTGGGTAAAGACTACTCAGGTAACGGCAATAACTGGACACCCAACAACTTTAGCGTGACTGCGGGTGCGGGTAACGACAGTATGGTTGATGTACCTACACCTTACGGAACTGATACTGGCGCGGGTGGAACTGTCAGGGGGAACTACGCTACGTTTAACCCATTGCGTTTTGGAACACTTACTAGAACGTTTACAAATGGTAATTTGGCGGTAGCTGGAACCGCTAGTAATATTGCAACAACAGCAACCATAGGTGTTTCTAGGGGCAAATGGTATTGGGAGGTAACGGCAACATTAGTGAATGAAAGCAGGTTTATTGTTGGAGTTGCAGATTCTACTTGGTTTATATCAGACCTAGGTGAAACGATATATAGCTACGGATACATTGCTGATGCACGAAAGTACAACAATAACACAGCTTCATCATACGGGGCATCATACACAACAAACGATATCATTGGTGTTGCCCTCGATATGGATGCAGGTACGTTAACTTTCTACAAAAACGGCACATCTCAAGGTCAAGCGTTTTTAGGAATTACGCAAGAAATGTTCCCCGCCATTGGAAGTACTGGTGGGCCTACGTCTCAATCTGCTGTAATTAACTTTGGTCAACGCCCATTTGCCTACACAGCCCCAAGTGGCTTCAAAGCACTTTGCACACAGAACTTACCTGCTCCGACAGTTGGATCAAGTCCAGCAACTTTGGCGTCGCAGTTCTTTAATACAGTTTTATGGACAGGTACGGGAACTCAGACTCGCTCTATAACCGGTCTTGATTTCCAACCTGACTTTACTTGGATGAAAATCCGGGCTGATACCCCTCAAGACAATCAGCTATATGATGCAGTACGGGGAGCTGGTCCCGGGAAGAGTCTTGCTACAAATACAACCGCAGCCGAAGGATCGATTAATGGTTTTCTAGACTCTGATTACGGTTATCTTTCATCATTTGATTCAGGTGGTTTTAGCGTCAACGATGGGGCTGTAGCTACGACTGGTGGCTATGTCAACTTCAGCGGTCGTACCTATGTTGCATGGAATTGGAAAGCTGGTAGTTCTACTGTATCCAATACAGCAGGTACAATTACCAGCCAGGTAAATGCAAATCCTACAGCTGGCTTTAGTATTGTAACCTATACAGGCAATTCTACTGCAGGAGCAACAAGAGGTCATGGACTGAATGCATTACCTAAAATGATGTTTATTAAGGGTAGAGCTGGTACATATGGTGTTGATAATTGGCACGTCTACCATGCTTCTCTTCCCAATACCCAAGGTTTTGTATTAAATACAACCGGAGCGGCTATTACTTCAGAATATTTTTGGAATAATACCAGCCCTACACCAACATTGTTTACTACCAACCTCGGATCTAGTAATAATGATAGCGGAACAACCTATGTTGCCTACTGCTTTGCTGAAATAGCAGGATTTTCTGCGTTTGGCTCTTACACAGGCAATGGTTCTGCTGATGGGCCTTTTGTGTACACAGGCTTTAGACCTGCATTTGTGATGGTCAAACGATCTTCTAGCAGTGGTACTAACTGGCAAATACTTGACACTAAACGCTCAACTTACAATGTGATGGCAGATTATTTGTACGCATCTGCAACTAATACTGAAGGTTATGACACTGGTGTTGGCATTGATTCTCTGAGTAATGGCTTCAAAATTAGAGGCACAGATGGAAATACAAATACAAGTACTGCCACATACGTTTACATGGCCTTTGCTGAAACCCCATTCAAATATTCACTTGCAAGATAATAGGAAAAAATAATGTACGCACTTGTAACACAAAATAACGAAATCACCCAGATCGGTGAACTTCAGACGTTGTTCCCCAACGAATTCCAACCAACGGCTTTGTATGCTTCACAGCATGGAGCCAAGGAAATTATTGACGGCAACCGTGAAGATGAACGCTTTTATTGGGTAACCTTTGGTAGCTACTCTGTTGGTGACACCTACGTTACCCGCAATTACGTAAACACAGCCAAGGCTTTGGAAGACAGGGCAGAAGTCAAAGAAGACAACACACCATTGTATGTCCAGGTCTATGATGCTGCAACACAGACTATGGTTGATACGACCGAACAGGTCATTACCAAAGGTCTTAAGTCACAGTATATTGCACAGTTTAAACAGACTGCTAATTCTAGACTTGCACCAACCGATTGGATGGTTATTAGAAAAGCCGAGAGAAACGTGGCAATTCCAACGGAAGTAGCCGATAATAGAGCAGCTATTCTGGCCGAATGCGATCGATTGATTGCCGCTGTGACCGCAGCCTCCGATATGCCAGCTTTTATTACCGCAGTTCAATCTGCCAACTGGAGTTAATTAATGTCCTCATACTTGGGCGGTATTGTTTCGTCAACCTTTGATGCCCTTGGTGGTACCGTAACCGCTGTTGAATACTTGGTGGTTGCTGGTGGTGGTGCGGGAGGTGGTGGTTCTAATGGCGCTGGTGGAGGAGGTGGTGCTGGTGGTTTATTAACGGCGGCTGGTTTTGCTGTTACGGCTGGCACTGCATTGACTGTTACTGTTGGTGCTGGAGGAGCCGCCGCCACAAATACTCGCGTAAGCGGTGTTAATTCGGTTTTTTCATCTATTACCTCTATTGCTGGAGGCGGTGGCGGTGTGCGCTCTGTTTCTGGTCAAACTGCTGGCGCAGATGGTGGCTCTGGCGGTGGTGGAAATATGGATGGGTCTGCTGGCGGCTCTGGGACAGCTGGTCAAGGTAATGCTGGAGCCGTTGGAAATGCTTCTGTTGGCAACGGCGGTGGCGGTGGAGGTGCTGGCTCTGCGGCAATTGAAAGCTTAATTACTAGACAAGGCGGTAATGGCGGTACTGGACTTTGTTCTACTATTACTGGTAGTCGAGTTTTTTACGCTGGAGGCGGCGGAGGCGGTGCAAACAATTTTGGCGGTTCAGGGAATGGTGGACTAGGCGGCGGCGGAGGCGGGGGCAATGGAGGCGGTACTAGCGGTGTTGCTCAAGCAGGAGTCGCTAATACTGGAAGCGGTGGCGGCGCTGGAGATAATGCTAATACCACTTTTGGTGCAAATGGCGGCTCTGGCATCGTAATCATTCGTTACCCCTTCAATCAACCAGCACCCAAGGCAACAACAGGAAACCCTCAGGTCAATTATGCCGATGGTTATCAGATATATACATGGACGTCTTCCGGGACAGTTACTTTTTAAGGAAAATTAAATGGCACATTTTGCAAAAGTTGAAAACGGTATTGTTACCCAGGTCATCGTTATTGATCAAGAAACATTGAATACCGGGAACTGGGGAGACCCATCTTCTTGGGTTCAAACCTCTTATAATACCCATGGAGGTCAACACCCCGAAGGTAGACCCCTTCGTAAGAATTATGCAGGGATCGGTTACACATACGATACCGGTCGTGATGCATTTATTCCTCCTAAGCCCTTTGCATCATGGGTTCTAAATGAGACCACATGTCAGTGGGATGCTCCTGTAGCAATGCCTACAGACAACAAGATGTACAGATGGGATGAAGCAACAACTTCATGGGTTGAAGTAACCACAGGAGCCTAATATGGCCCAGTATTCAGGTGTCTGGACTCTATCCCAGGTAGCCCAGGCCGTTAAAGACAACAACTGGACAGGTATTCCACCCCAGAATGTGGAGTACTTGATTGTTGCTGGTGGAGGCGCTGGTGGTGATTCAAATGGCGGCGGAGGTGGCGGCGCTGGTGGATTGCTTGCTGGCTTCTCAGGCGTAACTGTTGGCACTCAGCTTTGGATTACTGTTGGCGCGGCTGGTGCGGCATCAAGCGGAAATGCAGGTGGTAATGGTGGTAATTCTGTTTTACTTGCCACATCATCGGGAGCAACCACAGGTAATATTGTTGCTACAGGAGGCGGTGGTGGTGGTGCTGGCGTAAATTCAACTACCGCAAATGGAAAAACAGGCGGGTCAGGTGGTGGAATTGGCAGAGATTACACATCTGTAACTGCAACTGGTGGTAGTGGCACTTCAGGTCAAGGAAATGCTGGAGGAAATGGAAATTCTGCTGGTCAAAGCGGAAGTGGAGGCGGTGGCGCTGGGACTGTTGGATTAAACGCCCTAACTCAAATTTCATCAGGTATTGAAAATCCATCAGGAAATGGTGGTGCTGGTATAGCTTCTAGCATTTCTGGAACTGTAACAACCTATGCTGGTGGTGGGGCTGGTACTGCTTACACTACTGGTTCGCAAGCAATAGGTGGTGTTGGAGGTGGTGGCAATGGTGCAAATAGGAGTTTATCTGCAACTGCTGGTGGCACTAATACAGGTGGTGGCGGTGGTGGCGGTGGAACTTCTGGAACTTGGGCATCTCTTGCTCAAGCTGGCGGTAGCGGTATCGTCATTCTTCGTTATCCATCTACGTTTAGAGCAGCCTTATCTACTACAGGTTCACCAACTGAATCGGTAGTAGGGGGATTTAGAATTTACTCGTTTACATCTTCTGGATCTATTACATTCTAATACAATTCAATGTAATAACTGCAAAGGGCCTCAGGGCCCTTTCCTTATAAATATACCATATAAATTAGGAAAGATACAATGTCTTCACCTTCATCCAGACAAAACCTTATAGATTATTGCCTTAGATCGCTAGGCCACCCCGTACTTGAAATTAACGTTGATGACGATCAACTAGAAGATCGTGTTGATGAGGCTATACAGTTCTACAGAGACTTTCATTATGACGCGGTTGAGGCTGTATATCTCAAAGAACAAATTGCGGCTTCATTGATTCAGATTACAGGTGTTAATGCTGCATCTTTTTCTATTGGTGAAAAAATCACAGGTGCCTCTTCCGGTGCAACTACATTTGTGCATGCCAACGTTTCAGCTAACCGGGTTAATGTTAAGAATACTGTAGGTACTTTTACTGCCGGAGAAACAATTGTTGGAGCCTCTTCAGGTACCTCAGCTACTCTATCTACAATTACTCTTGGTAATTTTGATAACAAGTATGTCACCTTAAATGATTCCGTACTAAGTGTTGTAAGAACGTTACCGTTATCAAGTAGATCAAATAGTATTAGCTTCTTTGATGCCAAGTACCAGTTAATGCTTAACAACATACAGTCTTTAACTAATACTGATATTCAGTACTTTACGATGTTAAAGATGCATATTAATTTGATTAACGACCTTATGACAGGACAGAAGCCTGTTAGGTTTAATCGTCATATGAATAGACTGCATATCGATTTAACCTGGGGTGATGGCGGCGATCTGGCTATCGGTGATTACATTATTATTGAAGCCTATCGTTCACTTGACCCTGATACGTATACCGATGTCTACAATGACGGATTTTTAAAAAGATACACTACTGCTTTAATTAAGCGTCAATGGGGTATTAATCTTAAGAAGTTCGAAGGCGTACAATTACCAGGTGGAGTAACGTTGAATGGTCAAAAGATCTTTGATGAAGCAATGGAAGAGATTACAGAGTTAAAAGCAGAAGTTAAATCTACTTACGAACTCCCTGTAGACTTCTTTACAGGTTGATAATGTTTATAGCTTATCTCATCAGCCCACCTATGGATTATACCATCAAGGCAACAACTAATCCACGTGGATATACCGAATAATGGCAACCAACTTTTTCTTCCAATCTGGTATACCTGGAGGTAGATCTTCTGAGCAAATGCTCATGGAAGATATAATTATCGAATGTTTAAAAATATACGGGTTTGACACGTACTACATACCTAGAAAATCGGTAAATGAAGATGACATTCTGGGAGAAGATGTACTTAATAAGTACTCATCGGCTTATCCTCTAGAGATGTACATGCAGAACGTTACCGGGTTTGAAGGTGATGGGGACTTGATGTCAAAGTTTGGGGTTGAGATTAGAGATACCGCAACCTTTATTGTATCCAGAAGAAGATGGGATGAGGTAATTGCAAGATCTGGCGATGCTGTTCTTACTACAAGACCGGCTGAAGGCGATATAATTTACTTTCCATTGACCAAGGCATTCTTTGAAATTAAGTTTGTTGAGTCAACCGACCCTTTCTTCCAAGTTGGTAAATTATACGTCTATAAACTCCAATGTGAGTTGATGCAGTACTCTTCTGAGATCTTTGATACAGGGGTATCTGAGATTGATAATATTTCAGCTGATAGGTCTGCTGACATTAATGCATTTAACTTACTGCTTGAGAGTGGAGATAGAGCGTTACTGGAAGAGTATAGTCCGGCTGGAATTATTCTTCAATCATATAACATGAGTACCATCTTCCCTAACGTTGATAATGAAGATTTTAGAGGCGAGATTTCCGTGTTGGACTTCTCCGAGAGAAACCCATTCGGAGAAATAAATGTTTGATAAATTTTATTGGGGAACAATACGAAAGTCAATTGTGGCTTTTGGTAATATGTTCAATAACATTCATATTGATAGACTAGACTCAAGTGGTAATATTACTCAGACCCTTCGTGTTCCTTTGGCATATTCCCCTAAACAAAAGTTCTTAGCTAGAATTGCCGCTCAACCTAATTCGTTTGAACAAAACTTTCAGACCTTTTTACCTAGACTAGGGTTTGAGATGATTAGTTTGACATATGATCCTAATAGAAGAGTCAGTCTGGTTCAGCAGAATAGAGCATTAAACGGTACGTCAACAACTTCCTTGAATGCTCAGTACGCACCTACACCATATAACATTGCTATGACTTTGTATGTGTATACAAAGAACCAAGATGATGGGCTACAGATTATCGAGCAGATTCTACCTTACTTTAATCCTGACTATAACTTGACTCTTAATGCAATTCCTGCAATGGGCATTAAGAATGACTTACCTGTTATTCTGGACAACATTACATATGAAGATGAGTACGAGGGTGACTTTACTCAAAGAAGAGCAATCATCTGGACGCTCAACTTCACAATGAAACTTAACTTTTACGGTCCAGTCAACAGACAGGGCATCATCAGAACAACAAACGTTAATACATTCTCAGACCCCGCACTATCTAATAAACAATCCTCATACACCGCAACAATTACTCCCGGTACCGCTGTTCCTGGTGATACTATTGGTATTACAGATACGTTTGAGGACTTCTAATGAAATCACTTAATAGAATTAACGATGTCTTCAATGTTGAGACAGACGTTGATTTGCCTATCCCAACGAGTATGCCTGTGGCATATAATCCTTCTGAGTTAGATCAGGAAGATGACTTTCAATTGGCCCGTAACACCCTTCGTAGTCTAATTAATAAGAACGAAGATGTAATGACTGAGTTGGTTCATATTGCTAAGAACTCTGAGAACCCAAGAGCATTTGAAGTTGCTGGGCAATTGATATCGGCACAAACTGCTATTACAAAAGAGTTAATTGGTCTTCATAAAACTAAAAAAGATATTGATAAGGCAAGTGGTAAGATGGAGAATATTAAACAGCAAAACAACATCGTGTTTGCTGGCTCTACATCTGATCTTATGAAGATGATTAATGGAAAATAATTCTTATAATGGAAACGACCTACTCAAGCCTGCCGGCTTTGAGATGCAATTTACTTCCGAGCAGGTAAAGGAGTTAATGAAGTGCAAAGAAGATCCAATATACTTTATTGAGAACTATTGCTATATAGTTTCCTTGGATAGAGGTTTAATTCTCTTTAGTCTGTACGATTGTCAGAGAGAAAAGGTAGATACCATTATGAATAACAGAAAAGTTATTCTGATGGAAGGACGTCAACAGGGTAAGACCATTACCTCGGCTGCCTGTATTCTTCATTACACTATTTTTAATTCTAATAAGACCGTTGCTATCTTGGCTAACAAGTCAACCGCGGCCAGAGAAGTACTGTCACGTTACCAAATTATGTACGAGAATTTACCTCTTTGGATGCAGCAAGGTATTAAGACCTGGAACAAAGGTGATGTAGAATTAGAGAACGGCTCTAAGGTATTTACATCTGCTACTTCTACTTCTGGTATTCGAGGTAAATCAGTTAACTGGTTGTATATTGATGAGGCGGCAATTATTCCTAATAACGTTGCCGAAGAGTTCTTTACATCAACTTATCCAACTATTATGGCTGGTGAGACCACAAAGGTGTTGCTAACTTCTACTCCTCTAGGTTATAATCACTTCTGGAAGTATTGGAATGATGCCCAGGAAGGTCGTAACGGCTTTGTTGCTTTACAAATACCTTACTGGAAGATACCGGGCAGAGATGATAAGTGGGCTGCAGAACAAAAATCAGTTCTAGGAGAACTTAAGTTTAACCAAGAGGTGTTATGTACGTTTCTCGGTTCATCTAACACATTAATTTCACCTGATACTATTGCAAAGATGTCTCCTATATCTTTCATGTACGAGAAGGATGGGTTAGATGTTTTAGAATATCCGGTCCCCGGGCACGTATACTTTACCACTGTGGATACATCGAGAGGTATTGGAGGAGATTATTCTGCCTTTACAGTTATCGATACTACTGAATACCCTTATAAAATTGTAGCTAAATATAGAAACAATAAGATAAGCCCTTTACTATACCCAACTGTAATTCACAAGGTATCAAAGGATTATAACAGTGCATATGTTCTGGTTGAGATTAATGATATTGGTCAACAAGTTGCCGATATTATTCACAACGACTTAGAGTATGAGAATATGATCTGGGTCGGCTCTGA